CACCTTCTCGGCCGGCGCCGGGTTCGACTTGCACCGCAGCGCATGCCGCAGCATCGCGTCCTCGGTGACCTCGCCGCCGGTCAGCGCCGCGATCTTCGGGATCAGCGGCAGGGGCACGCCCTGCTCGCGCCAGAGAGACACAGCGGTCTTCGACCGGTCCAGTTGGCCGGCGAGCCAAGTTGCCTTGCCCTCGTTCTCCGGCTTGTCGAGCCATTGGTGCAGTTCCATGGCGCCGGAGTTTAGGGCGAAGTAAACCGGAAGGTCAAGCCTCCCCTAAACGCGGGGTCGTGAGAATGCACGGCGCCATGCACGCCCTACGCCGCCACAAACTCCGCCTCCTCCTTGAAGACCGTTTCAAGGGAGACAGAGGGGAGTTCCTGAAAGTGACCGGCCTGACAAAAGGGCGCCTGAGCCAACTGCTTGATCCTGACCAGCCGTTCGGCGACACCGCTGCGCGCAACCTTGAAGAGCGCCTCAGCGGCGAGCCGCTGCGGCTTCCGCCTGGCTACTTCGACACGATGGACGCGCGCACCGTCCAGTTCGCTCTGATGTTCGAGAGCCCGCCCGAGCCTGTGAAGGCGCAGTGGGAAGCTCTGGCGGGCATGCTGGGCAAGCCGGCCGCCCCCTAGGCAGCACCCGTAAGCCCACTAGGGCTTACCCCCAATTTGGGGATGTTGTTTAGGTTTCGCTTGACGGCGGGTTTAGTCCGACCTAAAGTCTCTCCCATCGCGCTGCAGTTCGCGCCCCGCCGGGGCCAGCAGCGCAGGGAGACAGCAGATGGACGGCACCCAAGTCACGCTGAACGCGTTCTTGCCCGAGTGGTCGGGACTGAAGGTCCACGAACTGCACGCCGCCGACCCGAAGCGGCTGGCCAACGCGTTGTTGTTCTCCACGTCGGAGACGTTCAGCAGCGACTGCATCAAGGTCGGCACGGCCACCGTGACGGTGCACCTCGCGGCGCCCGAGGCCTACGTTGCCGACGCCGTGGGCAAGCTGCGCGAGCGGCAGCGCGAACTGCGCGCCGAGGCCGAGCGCAAGGCCACGGAGATCGAGCTCCAGATCGGCAAGCTGCTGGCCATTGAGCACACGGAGGCCGCGTGATGGACGGCTACTGCATCGCTGGCGAGCAGCCCGTGTTCCCGGGCCGCGACCTGTCCGCCAAGGTCATCAGCCGCGAGCTGCGCGAGGACGCATTCGGCGAGGTGTGCGACGAGGTTGCGGCCGAGCTGGTGCGGCGCGACCTGGCCGACAGCTTCGAGTGCCTGACGGTGGTCTACGACACGGCCGGCACGGTGGACACGAAGCCGCTGCCGGCCCTGCTGCACGCGCTCGACGCCGACAACGTGGACGACTGGCTGCGCCTGCTGGCCGTGTGCCCGGTGGCGGACCAGCCGGTGGCGGCGCTGAACTTCCAGGAGTGGCTGCAGCGCACGATGAAGGCCGCGCCGTGGATCCAGCGCGAGGCCGAGGCCAAGGCTGTGCGGAGGCTGAAGCTGTGAAGCCCACCCCGCTGCAACCCCTGCGCCCGTCACGCCGCCTGTTCACCGTGCCCGCGTGCCCGCGCCTTCGGAAGCTGGCGCGGCTGAGTCAAGGCGCACGCGATGCGCTCTACCTCGTCGTCTGTTTCGCTGGCGTCGTCCTGATCGCCCGCTTTCTGTCCATCGGCCTTGTGCCTGTCTAGGAGCCCGACATGAACTTTCTCGTGACCCTCGATGAGTGGCTGTTCCGCGTGCCCGCCGAGCTGCTGGCCGCCATCCTGAAGCTGCTGGGGTGAGCGCCGTGAAGCGCGCCTACATCCCCCACGGCTGCGACCAGCAGCAGCGGCTGCAAACCGGAGTCTGGCTGCCGCGCCGCGTCGAGCCCGGCGACTTCGTGGACACCTACCCCACTGGCCCGGCACCACTCGACGGGGCGCACGCGGCCACCAGCGTCGGCGCCGAACCGGACGGCCAGCAGCGGCCCGGCGTCGTCGCCCGCTTCTTCGGCCGCCTGACCGCGGCGCAGTTCTGGATCGGCTACGGCATCGCCATCGGCGTCTGCATCGGCGCGGCCGCCGTCCACCTCGTGGCGCGCTTCAGCGCCTGACCAATCAACCACCCCGGAGAAGCTGTGAACGCACTCGTCCCCCTTTCCGACATGCAGACGATGGCCGCGGCCCTCGCGCAGTCGGGCCTGTTCGGCGTCAAGAACACCACGCAAGCCCTGGCCCTGATGCTGGTGGCCCAGGCCGAAGGCCAGCACCCCGCCACCATCGCGCAGGACTACGACCTCATCCAGGGCCGCGCCGCCCGCAAGACGCACAGCGTGCTCGCCCGCTTCCAGCAGGCCGGCGGCAGCGTGCAGTGGCACGAGCTGACCGACACGAAGGCCAGCGCGACCTTCTCGCACCCGCAGGGCGGCAGCCTGCGGATGGAGTGGACCTTCGACCAGGCCAAGAAGGCCGGCCTGACGGGCAAGGACAACTGGAAGAACTATCCCCGGGCAATGCTGCGCGCCCGGTGCATCGCCGAGGGCGTGCGCGCGGTCTACCCGGGCGCCATCGGCGGCATGCTGGTGGCCGAGGAGGCGCGCGACATGGCCCCGGCCGCACCGCAGCCGCAGCAGGCCGGCGCCCAGGCCGCGCCGCTGCCGGTGCTCGAGGAATCGCTGCTGTCCGATGCCGAAGCCGCCGCGCGCCAGGGCGTCGAGGTGTACGCCGGCTGGTGGAAGGCCGCGACGAAGGACCAGCGCAAGGCCCTGGCCGGCGAGCACGAGCGTCTGAAGGCCATGGCCGAGGAGGCCGACCGCGGCCGCGCCGCGCCGGCCCTGCCGCCTGCCGCGCCTGCGCCCACGCCGACCGCCGAGGGCAGCGACGACTGGGGCGCCGAGTACGAAGCCGCCGAGGGGGTGCAGCCGTGAGGGTCATCAACTGCGAGCAGCGGTCCCCGGAGTGGTTCGCCGCGCGCTGCGGCGTCATCACGGCCAGCCGCTTCAAGGACGCCCGCGCGAAGCTCAAGAGCGGCGCCCCGGCGCAGGCCCAGCTCGACTACATGGCCGAGCTGGCGCTGGAGCGCATCACGGGCTCGCTGGCCGACCGCTTCGTGACGCCGGCCATGCAGCGCGGCACGGAGCTGGAGAGCGCCGCGCGCGCCGCCTACGAGGCCGACACGGGCGAGATCGTCACCGAACTGGGCATGTGCATGCACGACACGCTCGGGTTCGGCTACAGCCCAGACGGCATGGTTGGCACAGACGGCCTCATCGAAATCAAGTGCCCGGCCAACCCGTACAAGCTGGCCCAGCTGCTGCTGACGCGCGACATCAGCGAGTACGTGGACCAGGTGCAGGGCGGCTTGTGGATCACGGGCCGCGCGTGGTGCGACGTGCTGATCTACCACCCGAGCATCCGGCTGAAGCCGCTGCGCGTGCCGCGCGATGACGCCTACATCAAGGCGCTGGAGGCGGATCTGCTGGCCTTCTCGGCGGAGGTGGATGCGTACACCGAGCGGCTGCGGAAGGAGGCGGCATGAGCGCGGCGCCCATCTACGTGGTCCTGTCGTCAACCGGCGGCGAGGGCTTCAGCAGCGGGCGCGACGGCAGCCCGAAGCACCCCGGAGGCCCCATCGTCATGGAGACGGAAATCGGCGCCGGCTCGACGCTGGAGAAGGCGCGCGAGCGTGCCGCGCAGCTGGAGCGCCGCTTCGGCGCCTGCCGCGTCGGCCGCGTGGTGTTCGAGGGCGACCCTGGGTTTGAGGTGGCGGCATGACCGTCGACCAACTCCGCGAGGCCCTGGCCGCGATGCCGGGCCACGTTCCGGTGCATGTCGAGCTGCCCGCAGACGGCAGCGGCGGCGGCGCCGACACCGAGTACCACTACACCCTGGAGTGCACGCTCGAAGCGTTCCCGACCCAGGGCCGCATGGCGGTGATCCGCCTGAACAACGATCCGAGGTGAACATGACCCCCACACAGAAGCTCATCGAGGCGGCGGAGGCGGCGGTGGAGTGCCTTGAATCGCTGCAAGGCGGCTGCACCGATTCAGACGACGGGACAGTCGAGGCCATCACGGTCTACTGCCCGGAAGTGATCGAAGCCCTGCGCACCGCCATCCACGGGCTGCGGGAGGCGCAGGCGGNNCTTGTCTGGTACGAAGGGCCGCCTCCTTTCCCGCAGGACCAGGAGTGGTTCATCGCCGAAACGACCTACGGCGACCGCGTGGTTCTTCGTGCGCTGGAAAATAGCAGTAATCGCCGCGGCAACTATGCGTTTAAGACCGCCGACGAGACTTACCTGAAAGAGGGTCTCGTGAAGCGCTGGATGCAGTTCCCGGACTGCGAGTTCCTGCCGCCGAAGGGCGCCACCCCGCCGACAACCGATGCGCCCGCGCAGTGGC